TTGGCCGTCTGACAGACAATTCAGCGAAATCAAGCATATATGGTCGCTTTATTTCCGCAACTATGGGAAATTTGCACTCCTGCATGCCTTGCGGCTGCTTGTTGTAATGGCCAGTTGCGGAAACGATTTCAGCATTTTGGCATGAAAAATATTTCGACGTGGCTGTCAAAAATCGCTTGACTTACTTTGATTATCATGGACAATGTAGTCATTCGATCAACAAACACAGGAGAGCGAAATGAGAGTTACTCTGACAAACGAATTCCACGGAACGGAAGTCACGATTGCCCCGGTTGAAATCAAGGATGGCCGTTTCGCCGGCTATCACAAAGTCAGCCGCGAAACAGTGGTGCGCGCCAGGCGCACGCTATGCGGCATCTCAGGATGCCAGTGCGGAGGGCAGTTTGGCGAGCGCGGGGGCGCGTATCTACGCGTCGTCAATGAAGATTTCAATCGCAACCTGATCGTCGACATGAAAGCATCGCATGTCTGAGCAAAACAAGCGCGGCGGACGGCGCGAAAACTCCGGAGCCAAGCCGAAGCCGCCGGCTGAAGTAGCGAGCGTCAGAATCGTGGCCAACGTCACGGAAGCCGAGGCGCAGGAGTGGCAGCGGCTCGGGCGAACGGCCTGGCTGCGGGCTGAGTTGCGCGCTCGGATAGCAAACCGAAAAAAATGGGAAGAGCAAGAAAGGCAGGACATGAACGAATTCGCGATACGCGAAGCCGCCGAACATGGGCGGATGATGGACGCGCCGGATGAATTGCTTTGTGGCGGCATGCAGTCACGGGGTGCTCCTGGCTTTGAATATCAGTGGCCTATAAAAACACCACGGCGAGGAGGTCGCCACACGAGATCCTGACGAAGCATAACCACCAGCTGGCTTCGGGAAGAGCTTCAGAAAACTGAGGGCAAAAAAATGAAGATGGCACTGACGAGCGGTTTTGAAGATTTCGGATTTGGCGACACCGAAGCCGAATGTATTGCAGACGCTATTAACGGCGGCTTCCTGACAGCAGAGGAAATATCCGCTGGAATCGAGAAATACAAGAAGTCCAATGTTGCAGGACAAGGGCTGTATTTTAGAGCGCTTGACGACGACGAGTAGCCGCAAGCTTGCCGCGCATCAAAAACAGCAACCATTGGCGCACAATGCGCCATCAACCAGACGCAGGCGAACGGCCCCTGCTGAGGGGCGCCGCAGGGGCGCTTGAGAAGACCCTGATACCTGCCAGCGGGGACCGCGCTGGCGTCTGGCCCGGACAATCCGACAGGGCAAAACGGCAAGATCAAAGGCCGAAAAATGATCCGGTCAGCCCTGATGGCGTACCGCAAACCGCTGAAAAAGGGACAGCACAACCAGCCGCCTACGGGCGGCCTTTCATTTCCCGATCGCCGATCGCGCGCCCCTGATGCGCGAGCAAATCTTCGCGCGAATCAAACCAGCGCACGGACACCGCTCGATACTCCGTCATGCGGTATCGCCCACGAAACAGGAGTACGAAATCATCCAGCGTCCAACGGCGTCTGCGCGGCGGGATGTACTCGACGGCGTAGAATCGGCGCCAGCGGCCGGGCAGGGTGGCGATGAAGTGTGGCACGAGCGGAAAGGCGTGTGACCGGCGAATCGCGATCGGGTATGCGCACCACGACGCGCCCCAAAACCACATCGCCACGAGCCAGCAATTCAGCCTGGCGCGACGCTTCACCGTGCGCCGATGCCGGTGATGTCGCTCGATTGCAGCCAGGACGCTGCGCCGCCGGTGTCGTCGTGACGGCGCAGCGGCTTGATGCCGTGCTGCGTCTCGCAGATGCCTTCGATCCGCTGGATCCTCGCAGCCACGTTTCCGGCCATCACATCATCACGATGTTGGGTCTGGCTGCGGATTTCGGCGAGCTGGGCACGCACGTCTGCCTCGAATACGCCCAGCTTTTTATCCATTGCGGACACGGAACCGCCAAGGGCATCGATGCGCTCGACGAATGATCCCCAGTACCATTTGATGACAGCGACGGCGATGCCGGATGACGAGGCGAACAGTGCCGCGGCGATCGGAGCGGCGAGTCGCAGCAGCTCAAGCTCAAGGGGTGTGAACATGGCTTGGTTTAAACCTCCTAGATGAACTGCACAAAGCCGGTCTCCCATACCAATAGCTGCTTTATCGGATGATAAGTGGCAAAAGGTTTGAAAGCTGAAACGATGTCTGCCACATAGGGCGACGGCCCATCAGGCGAGACAGGCGGCAGGTAGTTAAAATGCGTCTCGCCGATTTTTCTGATAGCCATGCCGTAGACTCGATTCGTGTACCGTTCTACGTTCAACGTTATGTTGCCAACACCGTAGATAAAGAATTCGCCATAGGCGTTCGGCGTTGCGTTGGCTAGAGTTATGCCGTCGAAAAGCCACTCGACGGGATCGCTTACGACGCCTCCGATTTTTGTGTAATGCGTATACGACCCACCGTCGCCAGTAACCACGCTAGGCGGTCTAAAAGCATATTCATTGCCGGCAATAGGTTTTTCCGTGGATGCATAAATCTCGACAGTTACATAAAGCACTTCCTGCAGATTATCGGCAGCGTCGAACGCATAGCCGATGATCAACTCTGTTGACACGGTACTTCCTTGCTTCGTCTCCTTCCATCCAATCCGCCACCCGAGCGACCAAGGGAAATCTGGTTGTGGCAGTGGCGGCAAAAAATCGGGTGGCTCGGGGTCCGGAATCAGTTGGTCCTGCGTGTACTCTGTCTCAGGACCAAAGATTGACTCGCCCGTAACCTCGTTGAAACGCAGCGTCTGATAAAGCCACGTTTTTTTACTGAAACTGCTTATAACTCTTTTTGACATGCTGTACACGTTGCCAGCTGGAGACCCGTCGCACAGCAATGTGTTGGTCGCCGTTGCAGCCGGCGGAATGCCCTGAATGTTGATCAGCGACGCGCCGCGGTTGACGCCAAAATCGTTGAATAAGACCGCGTTGGCGCCCTTGCTGTCGATGTCGTACAGCACGCCGTTTCTGTAAGCCGAGCTGCTTGGGTTGATCGGTGCGAAAATCGTTTGGACGAGACCGCCCCCTTTGTCCAGCGTCAGGAATGTTCGGCGCAGCGGATAAAAGCGCAGGCTTAGCCCCCAAACGCCAAGGTCAAAGCTGTGCGTATATTGGACTCGCCAGGTGGAATTATCCGGGGCGATGTAGACCCAGGATGCACCATAGACGGCGATGGACTGCTCGTAGAGACAGAAGCCTGCGAGAAGGCCGTAATTCAGCCAGGTTCGGCCGGCCGCGACATCGGCGGCGTCTGCTGATTCTGTTGGCGTGACGCCATAGGGCACCAGCGCATAGAGGTTGCCATTAACCAGGCCGGGCCTTGCCGCCGGCCTCGTCGCCCCGTTTGGCAAGCGCATCGTGCCGCCCTGGATAAGCCCGTGCCACGGGTCGCCAAGCTTCGTGATTTGATCGAGCACGCACAGGCCATTGCCAGCCGGTGCTGCGTAGGGAGGCGGCTTGAGGTAGAGTTTCTCATCCACTCCGTCGACGAACATGTCGACGACCTTGGCTTTGCGCACCATGGCGTGCACGCCGGTTGGCCCGCGAACGATGTCGGTTTTCGGGAACCACTCGGACACCGGATTGACGGCGACGAAGCCGGCGATCCTGTCGGCGCCGGCGATCGGGCGGATGATCGCGGCCTGCAGCGGCAACTGGTAATCGGTCGTCAACAGGCTGTCGGTGGTCGTCAGTTTGACAGCCGACGGGAAATAGTTTGAGTCGCCGGCAGTCGTGTCACGCGGCCTTGGTTGGAGGTAAAGCACCATGTCGCCGATCAGCGGCGTGTTGAGCATCTCGTACTGGTACGTCATCGCGTTGTCGTTCTCGAGCGTGCGAAGCGCATAGTCAAACTCGATGTAATCGCCAGCAGCCAGGCGCGGGCCGGCCTTGCCGATGCGTTCCGGGATCGGGACAAGCAGAATCGGCGCGGGCAATACCTTGTTACGCCGCGTAGTCGTTCCAACGCCTGTAGCCAGATGTTCGCGGGCGATGACGACCTTGTCCGCGTTCACACCGGCGCCCCTGCAGAGCTGGCTTTGCCGGTTCGGGCCGGGATCGGCGGGGATGAGACGGAGGGCGGCAGTTGTTTCGCCCGGTAGGTGGATAGCCCGGTGGCAGTGACCATATCCTCCAGGGATTGCACCAGGTCGGCGCCAACAGGCGGACGAGGCGGTGGTAGTGAGACGGTCATAACGTCACATCGAACAGGTCTTCGAGGATTTCCGCTGAATAGCTCGATGTCAGCGGCAGGATAGACATGTTGCGCTCGTTGTCTGCAACCGCCGGGAAAGTGACGGTCAGAATGTGGTCTTCGTTGGGGCCGTAGTTGAAATCGGCATACGGAACGTCCGCAAGCGGCGTCGTTGCCGGCAAGGATCCGGACGGAGCAGCGATTGGCGTATCCGGGTGCACGATGCCGGTGCCCGCTACAGAGCAGATCGCAAGCGAAAAGCTGGTGGTCGCCTGGCCGGTGGCGGGCGACAGGGTATGTGTCAAGCTCTGGCATTTGCCGCGCGCGCTGAGCCTGCCGGGGATCTCAATGCCGATTGTCCTCGGCAGATCAATGTCGGGATTCAAGGCCACGGATGCTGACACGCTGTTACGGCGATGTGATGCCCATATTTTTGTCTTGGCGATGGCAATCAGCGTTTCCATCGCGGCATTGGCTGCGGCGCGGTCTGTGTCTGTCGTCAGCGTAACGTCGGCGCTTGTGGTAAAGCCATTGGACACGGTCGCGCGGTCTTTTGGCGGGATCGTTGAGATGGACTTAGCGTAGAGCAACATGCTGTGCTCGACAGCTTCGAGCGGTGGATACTCGCCGACCAGTGCGCCGGACAGTCGATCGCGCAGCGTGCCGACGACGGCAATGGATTCTGGAGCCGTGACGGTTATTTGGTGTTGCTCCTCGATCTGTTGAGCGTAATCGAAGCTCACGAGCGCAACCCAGCCCATGCACAGCAGGTAGTCGCTGGGCCCCATGACCCAGGGCGGGACGTTGAATGCGGGCAAATCGGTATAGGTGATCGTCGAGATTGCGCCACCCGCAGCGGCGATTGCGGCTTCGACGGCAGCCCTGGTAAGGAACCAGTTACCGGCTGCGGCGTGTGCACCGATGCTGCCCAGCGTGACGTAGGTATCTGCAATTTCGTAGCCTTCCGTCTTCACCCGAGGGAAGCGGTAGGCAAAATCGATGTCGACGCGGTTGGTGATCTGGTGCCTCGCCGCTTGCGTCGTGCGTAGCGATCCGTCGAGGATGTGCTCGTCCGTGAACGCGATGTTCGGGCTGGCACGCGGCGCCCATGGTGTGAGCCGAAAATCGCCCGTTGGGCTCAGGTCGAGCGATGCTGGGACAGTCGCCAGGCGATCCTGCGCGCGGGACCAGCCGCGGGCGGCGCGGTCGAAGATGACCGGCGAGTGATAGCCCCCAGGGACGAGCACGTCAATCGAGACAGCGCTGAGCGCTTCGACGCGATTCTGGAGGTTGTCAGTGGCGAGAAGGCCGATTGTGCGCGTTTCCATGTCTAGCGCAGGCGTATCTATCAGGCCGGTGAAGAGTCGGCGCTGGTCGGTGGCAACGCCAGACGACATGTCGGCAATGTCGATTGTCAGCCCCTTGCCGGACCAGTCGGCAATCGCGAATGTTGAGCCGGCGGCGGGCAAGATAGTCAGTTCGGCGATGCGCGCGGCGCCCTCGCTTGCCTCGATGCGGATGTCGCCGACAATGCGGGATGACAGGTCGACGCCAGCAATGCGGACGACGGCGGCCCATACGGCAGCCGATGCTCCAGGCGCACCGCCACCCGATCCGGCGGTCCCCGAGTAGGTTGGCGGATAGACGATGACCGGCGGCGCACCGAGCCAGAAGTTCACTCCGAAATAGCTCGGCGGGGCGTAGACAACGCCATCGCTCTGGAAATCGACATCGTCGAAAAGTGGCGGCGAGTAAGGCATGGTCAGCTGCCAGGTGTTACGCGATCATAGACGAGGCAATTTTCGACACCGACACCGTCGACGGGCGGGTCGGTGTCGGTATCGATGCGGAGCACGATTTGCTCGTCGTAGGTCGTCGGATAGGCGGTGTACTGGCCTGTGACCAGATCGGATAGCACGTGCACACCCTGCGCGCGCGGGATGACTCGAATCAGCCGGCGAATGGGCAGGCCGGCCAGGTCAAGCACGGTGCCGGAAATGGTCGGACGCGGCCAGGGGTCCGTCGGAACAGCGTGGCTCGCCCGATAGTCAGCAACCGTAATGCGCAGCTGCGCCATCCACCCCTTGTAGAGATTTTGCGATTGCCCGTCCTGCCCGAGATAGACGCCATTCCCGCCCATGGCGACGGCCATCGTCGCCGTCGAATATTGGACACCGTCCAGCCAGAGGTAGAACGTATGCGTGATGCGGTCGAGTTGCAGCCAGTGCCATGTGTCGTCAGATACATCGGTCGCGACGAAGCCGATGAGGTCGACGTAGCCTGCGCCGGAGTCACACTGCACGCGCAGCTGCGCCGGGTTGGAGGATGCGTTGCAGATGATGCGCATCGTTCCGGCAGCGCCAGTCTCGCCGATCTGAATCAGCACTGCGTCCGCTCCACCATGCCCTCCATCCTCGGTGCGGAAAGCGAGTTGAATGGAAAAGTCAGTCGAGAGATTGACGTAGCCGTCAACAGACCCGCCGGAGTAGTTTGGGCCGGACGCCGAGCCGCCAAAAAAAGCCGCATCGCCCGCACCAAACGGGGATCCGACGGTGTCAAGGATCTCCGTCAGCGTGCCGAAAATCGTGACGTTGCCGCGGGCGTCTAAAAAATCCGCTGATAGCGGCATCATGACGACAACATAGGCCCATTGTGCATCAACAGCCATGGCTCACACCTCCTCGGCGACGATTTCCCAGCGGTAGGACGCGCCACCACGGGAGAAGGATTGCACGGGCCGGTTGACCCAGCAGGTCAGCAGCGGGTAATAGCTCACGATGTATCCGATGGTGTCGCCGATCACCTGTCCGGCAGTCGCGACGTTGCCATTGATCACGAGAGAGGCAGCGCGGGTTCCGCCGTCCGGGAGCAGGGCAACCGCCCATGGCGTATGACCCGCATCGGAGCGGCGAGCCGCTGGCAGCGTCGCCTGGCGCCCGACGTCCATCAGCAGCGCTTGCGGGGCGACGCAGGCGACCAGCATTGCTGCGGTCGTGTCGAGAGACTGCAGCAATGGCGGAATCCAGCCGCCACCGCTGATCGTCGTTCGCGTCTTTTTCCACGTCTCCTGCTTGATCCCATCGCCTGAAATCGTGCGCAAGGTCGTTTCGCCGCCAATGAACTCGTAGGTCTGATCGATGTCGAGCGCGGCGCGTAGCGGGATCTCCAGAGTGCCAAGCTTGAGAATGATCATTTTCTAGGCCAGACAGCACCGGCCGGGCGAATGCCCGGTGGTGCGGGTTAGGTGGTGGGTGACGGGTTACGGGGTGATCGGATCAGGGACGATCGGATCAGGGATCACCGGGTCCTGGATCACCGGGTCAGGCGTGACGGGGAGATCAGCCACCAAAGCGTCGACGGCGTCAGCTTGGGCAGTCAAAGCAGCCAAAGCGGCGTCGACTTCTGGGGTCGTCTCGCCGGCCTGAGCCAGCGCGGCGGCGAGTTCCTGGATTTTATCCAGGAGGGATTGCGTCTCGCCGCCGATTTTGGTCAGGGTGGCATTGATCGCGGTCAGTTGTGCAGCGAGTTCGGTTTGGGTGGCCATGATGCGCTCCAGTTTGCGGTTGAGGGTGGCAAGGGCAGCATGCCCCGTGCCGTACAGGTGAATCGTCAGGCTCTTGACGTTGATCGTCATTCGGTCGTCCTGAGCGGGTTGCCGGGCCGGCGGTTGCCGAGTGCCCGGTGGTGCAGGCCAGCGATTGCGACGGCTGGCCGGAAAGTGGTATTCATCGTCGCCCACCACTGCGCAGAGCCTCGCGTTGGAAGTCTCGCTGCAGGCGGTCGAAATCGTAGGGCTTGAGCTCGGCGGCATAGGAGCCCATGCCCGGGAAGTTGAAGGTGGCGGCGGCGCGGGCGTTGGCTGGTTCGCTTGGTTGGACGTTGGGGACAGACAGGCGGCCGACCAGGCCCCCGTCGGCGTAGCCGGGGATAGCGGACAGCCCGTAGCGATTGAGTCGCTCCAGGAGTGACAGTGCACCACGCTGGCGCAGGATCTCGGAGCGCACCACGAATTCACCGGCGTGCACGATGCCAGCGGGCTGATACTTGCCGCCGGGGCCGGTGTAGCCGCCTCGCGCGAAGCCATCCAGCGAGACGTCTGCGGTAGTCGCCTCAGCGCCTGTTTGGACGGTGTTTACCGTGACTGTCACGGTTTTGTCCTGCAGCGCGTTGAGCTGTGCCTGAAGGGTGGCGATTTCGCCAACGGCTTGGGTGATGTCGGCTTGCACCTTGACGGCCGCGGCCTTGGTCTGCAGGTCGGTGATTTGCTTGTCGAGGTCTGCGATCGTCGCCTGTTGCGCGCGGGCGACGTCCTCAAGATTGGCGGCTTCGCGTTTTTTGGCTTCGGCGCGGGCTTCCTCGGCGGTGGCCTGCGCATCGGCTACGCGCTCAGTCGCTCGGGCGCGGTCCTCCGGTGCCGTCAGCTTGTCGCCGGCCCTGGCGGCGCGCTCGGCGGTCTTGGTCGCTTCGTCGGCCAGGCGGGCGGCATTTTCCAGGCGGCCTTGCTGCGCGGCCATCTTGGCGAGAAGCGCAGTTTGTACGGCCTCGTCGGACAGGCGAGCATAGTCTCGCTGGTAGAGCGCGGCCTGATCTGCTTCCGGCAGCGCACTGCGGCGGATGTCCTCGGCCTTGTCGACGCCAGCCTTGCGGATGTTGGCGGCGCTGCTGACCAGACTGGCGGCTTCCTCGCTGGCCTTGCGGGCGCCGTCAATGCTCGCCTGCCAGGCTGTTTTCAGTGCGTCGCGCAGCTTTTCGGCGTTGGCGATCTGCGCCGCGGTGCGCTTGGTGTCGTCGTCGAGCACTTCGGCAGAGACTTTGCCGGACGCAATGCCGCGCAGCTGGTCGAGCTTGATCAGCGTGTCGGATAGCCGCTTTGCAATGACGATGCGCTTTGCCGTCGTGTCCTCGTCCTGGCCGGCTTCTTTCCCGCGCAAGCCTTCGTAGAATTTGAGGAGCTTTTCCTGCTTGGCGATGTCATCGAACACAGACGCGCCGGTGATTGCGCCCAGCAGGCCGCGCCCCTTTCCGGAATCCTTCTCGGCATTCAGTTCGGCGAGCTTTTTCTTGACGCGATCAATCGACGCCTCCAACGGGGCGATTTGACCGGTCACGGCGACGGAATCGAATAGACCTAGCCCGGCTTGCTTGGCGGCCATAAACTCGCCGAGCAGCTTGTTCAGCGACGGAATCAGCGCATTGCCAATCGACACGCCGGCGCTTGATGCCAAAGTCTTGAGGCGGTCAATGTTGTCGTTGAATTCCTCGCTCGCTTTGGCCAGCTCAGTGCTCATCAGCCCCCCGAGGCTTTCGAGCTCTGCGCCCATTGCCTTGAGGGCTTCCGATCCACCAGCGAGCGCGACAACGAGGTCTTTTCCGACCTTCTGCCCAAAAAGCCCGATGGCAGCGTTTGTTTGCGCGGCGCCTTCAGGCAGGGCGGCGATGGCGTCGGCCAGTTCGTAGAAGACATCGATGCCGGCCTTGATCTTTCCATCAGCTCCGCGGACAGCGACGCCAAGATCGTCGAATCGCTTGACGGCTTCCGGGTTGCCTGCGCCGGCGGCGGCGATCTGTTGCCCGAGGGCTACCAGGCCCTTCTCAAGCTGTTCCGTGCTGACGCCGGAGAGGTCGGCGGCATATTGCAGCTTGCTCAGGTCTTCGACGGCGATGCCGGTCTTGACCGACATCTTCGCGAGCGCATCGCCGGCGTCAATCACGCTCTTGGTGATCGCCGTGAGTCCGGCAACTACGCCAGTTCCTGCGAGCGCGCCACCGAAGGAGAATGCCTTTGTCGACAGCGCAGACAGGCCGTTCAGCTCGGTTTTCAGGCGCTCGACAGCCTTGATGGCTCCCGATGCGTCGCCGGTAATGACAACTTTCGTGCTCATGCGCGCGCCTGTTTATTTGCCAGCTCGACGGCTATCTCATACGTCCGCCACGGGTAGCGCCATGGGTCGCTGTGACCGTGCGCCATGATCAGGGCGATGCATGATCGGTCAATGCCATCCGCTCGGCTTCGGCCAGCATCATCCGGGCGACTCCGGACAGAGCCGCCCGCACTCGAAAAAAATGCGGGTTCAGGCCCTTGCAGGCATCGACCAGCGGCTGCAGATCGCTCGGCGCGAATGGCTCGAGGTCGTCGGCGGTTGCGTCGCACTGGCAGGCGAGGTCATGCAAGCCGAATCCGTCGAAGGCGAGCGCGTGCAGCGGGTCGGCTTGGCGCGGCGCGGTGATCAGCAGAGCGCGCACGTCCGCCACCGTCAATTCGCGGACGGTGACGGAGCGCTCGCCTAGCTGAATGGTGCGAGTGGCCGGCATGTCGGCTTAGCTCGCCTGCTGCATCTCGAAATATTGAGACTTGCCTGGTGTCGTGATCGTCTCATCTTTCTGCAGCGAGAACGATACCTGCAGAGTGCCGAAGTCATCGCCGATCAGGCCGACGTTTTGCGCAACGCCGAGCTTGGCCTTGAAACCCTTGAAAACCGTGTACTTGCCGTCGACCTCATTTACGCCCTCGACGTGGATCGAGACATTTGGCGCGCTGGTGATCAGGGCCTGGACATCGGCGCCGGCCTGCGGCGTGTAGCTGATGGTGATAGCGTCGCCAGATACCACGCCGGCGGTCGTGATCGCCGCGGCGATCGTGATGCCGCCAGCGCTCACGGTGTAGTCAGCCACATCGACCGTGGTAGCGCCTTTTTTGACGACAGGCGCGACGGTCGTGTTGATCAGCCGTTTCGTCGGAACGAACTTCCCGGGGACGATCTTGTATCCAGCCTCGTCGACAATCGCGTTGGCGGTCAGGTCGGCAGTGGTGCCCCACAGGGCAAGCGCCAGGTTATCGGCGGTGAAGTGCCGAAGGTCCATCGTGCCGGTGGCGTCGGTAATGCGCTTGATTGAGGCGTCGACGCCGCCGGATGCGCTGGCATAGTCAAGCAGCTTCTTTTCCTCTTCGGCGAAGCTGAATTGGAAATTGCTGACGTTCTCCAGGTAGCGGAAAGGCCGATTCTCGAAAGTTGTGCCGTCGGCGCAGGCAGCAACTCGCACTTTTGCCTTGCCAATGAATGCTGATCCCATTTTTAATGCTCCTTAAATTCCGACGACATGCGCCGGCAGATTGAATCCAAACGACAGGCGCAAAATGCGACCGTCAAAGCTTGTTTCGTCGCCGTCGAGAATCTGGCACTCACGGCCGGGCGTCGGTTCCCATCCTGCAAGCGCAGTCATTGCCGATGACAAAATCGTATCGGCTTCTGTCTTCTGCTGATTGGTCGCCAGCGGAACGTCGACAAAAACGCTGCACGTCCATTGCAGGCCGAGCCTGACCGTTTTCCCTGTCTGGCCGTATGGCGACATGCGAGCCAAACGGATTTGCAGAGTAACCGGCGCCGTGTTGTCGTCGGTGAAATCGATCAGGTCGTATGTGCCGAGAAGGACAGATCCGACCGGACAGATGGCGGTCAGGCGCGCCAGAATGGCGGTTTCGAGATCGATTATCATGGCTGTTTCACCAGTTCGGCGACCATCTCACTGCGAGAGATGCGGCGCGGAATGTTCACCACGCGATACAGCGACCCGCCGACGCTTATATCTGCTGACGCCTGCAGGGTTGAACCTGCTGCCTCATACCTCAAACGATGCGTGCTCGCACTCACAGTTTCGAAAAGCTCATTGTCTGCAGTGTCTAAAATTCCTTCGAATTGCACTCCGGCACAAGAGCACATCACCGCAAAGTCGACATAAAAAATGTCAAGCGAATCAGCAATCGCTGGCGATCCTGCCGTTGAATATACGCCGCGATAGGTAACGTCCTGTTCGCGGTATCGACGATGCGAGCTGTACTGCGTGCGCATCTATGCAACCCCGTAGGCTGCCAGGCGTGCGGCCTCCTCTGCTTCTGCTGCATCCTGCAGCGCGGCCGACTCCATCGCCAGGCTCCAGAGGATGGCATACAAATCGCCGTGCGTGATGGTTTGCCCGGTCGGCGCGCCGGTCTCAGGATTGCACAGAGCAAGCGTTTCCGTCGGATCGTTGAAGTGCCGCAGAGTAGCCCCTGCCGGCGTGCCGAGAGTGGTGCCGTCTGCGAGCGCCACCCGGTCTTCCCAATCAAACCGGATCCACGGCACCTTGCCGTGCGCATTGTCGAATTCGCCGTGACAGCTGCGCCGCCACTTCTGGCCCGTCACGTCTGATTGTCTGTAGTCTGGTTCTGGCATCACACCACCCCTGCCTGTTTGGCTGTCTCGAAAAACAGGGAAATCAGATCGCGCGTCAGAGTGTCGTAAGGGCGCGTCTGATTGCCTGCCAATGGCAGCCCGGTGCGACGGTTATAGATCGGGAATGTCTTTGTCCCGGTTCCGTCCGTCAGATCAACGCTGATCGGCATTTGCTGCTCCAGGAATATCGTGTTATCAGACAGGACGGTGATCTTGACCAAGTTGAAGTTCACGCGCAGGTTGCGGGTGATCGGGTCAATAACGATTTCCGCCCGGTCGCACGTGATCCCACGAGAGCCTGCGACGTTGGCCTCGCTGATGATGTCGTCTCGATTGAGTGGCATTGCTTTTGTCCTAGTTGATCACGATGAAGTTGACGCGCGTCTCTGCCGTGGCGGCGGCGTTGGCGTAGATGGTGAAGCTTCCGGCAGCGGCTACGACAAGGACTGTTTTCATCGTCGCGTCGTTGGTGGCGACGGTGGCGATGATCACGCTTGCCGTTGTGACGCGACTGTCTGTGACGACGAGCGAGGTAGCGCCAGCTGCAAAGTTCACGCTGCCGCAGGTCTTGTTGATCGTCTGCGCGCCAGTGGTGCCGGCAGCGGTGACGGTTTTGTCCAGGATGATGTCGCCGTAGATCTGCGTTTTGGT